CCCTCAGTATTTTTACTGAGGGGGTTTTATTCCAAAATCTTTTAATCGCTTTTTAGCCAGGTCAATATAATATTGACGATCGAGCTTTGCTGGAATTGGCATATTATGGATATCTCCATTTTCAATAAAACATTTATCTGGCGTATTACCAAACTTTGCTGGATTGTTACCAGCTCTACATTTCAAGATTTTACCATCTTTAGGGTCAAGTGATGCAAATACTCTATAACATTTATAATTATATTCAATACCATTATGCTCGACATGCTCATATTTATAAGACAGCTTAACAAGCTTTTGAAACTCAATAAGATCTTTACATCCATTTATAGTATCTTCAACCGGTATCTTTTTGGCCATATAATCTACAAGAGCCTTGTTCACAATTGGAAGATCATTATCAAGCCAACTTAATTCTTTTACATAAGATCCCTTACGCTCAATACCACCGTCAAGATCCACCCAGAGATAATTATTGACATCTTTCTGATAGATCTCTTTTATCTGATCGGTCTCAAGTAAAATATCACAATGCCCTGTGCTGCATCTGGTTTCCCATTCATAGCAAATATCGTCAAGCATATCAAAAGCTTCATCCGTGTCCGGAATTTGAACAATGAGACCATCCGTGTTTGACTGTATAAGATTAAATCCAGGGATAACTTCAAGATGCTCTATAAGATCCAGCAACATCAACTGGCCATTAATGCACATGATGTTATTATTCCTAGGATCATAAGCTTTATTATTTTTATCTTTCATTGCTCCAGAAAGGGCATTAAGGATTAACTTATATGGTAACTGAGCTTTTTTATACTGTTTGGCCTCAGCTTTATCTTTAGCATGCGTTTGCTTATGCTTCAACTCTTTTCTCCGGTTATATATTACTTTAAAATTATCATTTGTAGCGGCCCTGGTAACTAATGAATAAGCTAAAAGCAATGAAGGATAGTAGTTATTAACATCAACATGAAATAAGCCGCCATGAACGTATATAGGGTCTTTTGGAGCACCATGACAACCGCCAAAACCAAATGTATGGGGTACTCCCGCAATATTAGTGGTCAATGATGTATTTTTATAGAAGGCCTTTTTCTCTGCTTCTGTATTAAAGGTTTGTCCTATAAACTGAGTAAACCAATCTTGGACATATTTATATTTTTTAAGCCGTAAACATGGTAAAAAGAAAAAGTCAAATTCATCATTCCATTCATGCCGTTCACAGCCGAGAATATTAGCGGTAAGTTGTGCGCTGCTATCTTTAAGATTAAACAAAGAGCACTGATCTGGAAAAGCTTGGATGAGAGCTAAAAAAGAATTAAAAGTGTCAATGTTTTCCATGAACACTTCACCAGTATTTTCAACATCAGAAGTGCAATATTTAATTGTCTCTTTAATTTCTTTCCGTGTTAACTTACGATCAATATTAAATGGTACAGAAGTTTCCTTGATATTATTTCCCATAAAGCCTTCAAGAGTCTTAAGGCCATTTGATTTTGATGTAAAAACATCATAATTTATCATTGGTATTTTATTAAATGCTCTTGAAATCTTCCAGCCGTCCAGACCTTCAACAATTATTTTATCATTGATTGTTTTGGGGTCCATGCTAAGTAAAATGCCTTTGAAAATATACTGGTCATAGTGCTGGTTATTAAATCCAACCCAGATATTTTTTGTATTGGCTTCATATAATTTTTTTAAAGCCTCGGGATCATTTATTATATGAAAAGTAGTTTTTTTATCTGTATCAATAAATACAGCAAGCCAATCATATTTAAAAACCTCAAAGTCATAAAAGATCATAACGATTCTCCCTGATATTAGTCCAGTATAAGAGGGCACTCCCCATAGAATCTATCCCTTCTACGGTTCGTGTGATAGCCCCTCCTACACCGCACAGGGCATAGTGGATTTGAACCACTGCATCCAGGAGTCAAAGTCCTGTGCCTTACCGCTTGGCTAATGCCCTATATAACCTACCGCAGGAGGCGAGTTCGTCTTTGTTCCTGTCTCTGTTTCGAGGGTGCTTGGGATGGACAAGTCTTATCCCTCTCTCGCCCATTTCGGTTAATATCTCGGGTAAGGATTTGCACCTTACATACCTATAAAGTTCCACCCGTATAGGCTTGTTTGTCATCCACATAGCGTCTACTCTGGCAATACCGCATCGTGAGCGAGTCCTCTCAACGGTAAGCTTTACCACCCGTAGGTGTCTATTCCGCCACCGAGATACTTCTTAAGGATATTCCCTGCTTTATTCACCTTAGATCCCATACGAGTCATACGTAACTTCCTTGCGTTCGTCAGACGGGACCTTTATACACTTACTTATCAAAAACTTCTACAATTTCAACAGGATTGAAAGCATCGGGATCATAATTGATCTTAAGTGCTATAACCGGACAAATATCCTGGTAGATATCAAGGATCTCTTCTGCAAACTGTGAATAATTCTTAAACTCGATCGCATCGCCCTCATCAAGCAGCTTTTCAACCCAGGAAATCACACCCTTGATCGCCACACCGTCATTCCAGCGCTCAGTCGTCTTATTACCACAGATAACCCGGTTGAAAAAGATCTTACGCTTATCCTGCTTCTTAGGTGCGTCAATTGTTTCAGTAATGCCCATCTGGACTGCAAACATCAGCTTATCACCAGCCTTGGTAGGCTTGATCTCCATCTTATCAATGACGGCCATGTAAGTTCCCTTAGGTACATCATCAAACTCTGATGCAGCCTCCATCTGCTTCTTAAGTTCCTTGTTGTCAACCATCTTGTCAAATTTGTCAAAATCCATCTTTTTATCCTCCTTAGATTCCTGTACTACCAAAAGCGCCATCATGGCGCTCGGGGCCTAAATTATATGTAAAATCTGCATATATAACAGGTCTTACCACAATTAGTATCAGAATCATATTCTTCGCCCTTCTTACATAAAAGAGTGCGACAATATTCAAGCTGATCTTCTATTACTTGATTAAAATCATTATTTGTCATTAGCTCCTCGCTTTCCGAGTCCGACGCTTGGGCTGTTCAACAGGTGTTTCTGTTTTTTCTGCTTCATCATCCGAACTATTCCAGGGCGCTTCCTCTGCTTCAGAATTTTCACTCACATTAAATATATCTTTAGAGACTTCTTTAGGTGTCTCTACTGTTTTTGAAGATCTTCTCCTTCTGGATCGTGGTGCTTCTACGTCATCAGCCGTTGTAGACTGATTTTCCGTAACTTCACCCACATTTGATTTAATTTTTGGATCAGAACTATCATCCGTAATTTCTTCAGCGGATTTATTTGTACCTCTTCTTCTACGGGGTTCAGGTTTTTCTACTTCACCAGCTTTGTCCTGGTCCATAGCTTGGATTTCTGCATCACTTACAGCCCCATCAAATTCATAGTAGTTCCTGATCTTAGCATCTACATAGTTAAGATCATTTTCAATGCTAAAAGCATCAAACATACCCATAGGGCTCTTAACTGTATCTTTGCCACTGTTCTGAGTGAAGAAATAATAATTACCTTCACTGACACCAGTCTTAAGAACGATTGTAAACAGTCCTTCAATGGTGATCTTCTCACGAAGCAGCTTGCCAATTAACTTGACTGTAGTAACTCCATTCTCAAGAGTCTCACAATGAGTGAGATAATATACGCACACATCTTCCGGAAGCTCGTTGCAAACTTCGATGATCTTAAAATAATTCTCCCCGAAGTCATTCCACTTATCCCAGCCATTTTCCTTGATGCGGTTCATGTAAGGTACTGATAAGATATACTGGAAATCATCAACGATAATAATCTTCTTACCCGCTTTAGCCTGAGCTTTCATAAAGTCACAAATCTCATCCGCATTAGTTACACCGTTAAGAGTTCCAAATTTTTTGGATCCTCTAAATGGCAGAGGCTTTCCGACTGGATTTACGATTGCAGTGATCTTAGGATCGCAATTGCGGATTGATGTGGACTTACCCGTTCCACTTTCTCCCATTATCAAAATTTTTTCTGCCATATTTATTCCTCCTTAATATTTTATTGTAAAAGATGCGGGAACATCTTCAACTGAACATGCCTCTACGATTTCACCAGTCTCTGCAATAATAACTTTATCATCTACAATCTGCAGATTCTTTTTGTACTCACCCCACTTAAATGTCTTCTTAGTCTCCACATACTTGCTACCGTCTAACGCTGCAATGAGTTTTTCATCATCATGAATAATCTTCGCTGACGGCTTTTTAAATACAAGCGTTCCAGATAAAAGCTTATAAGTCTTCTGAGTCTTTGTCTCTTTACTTTTTACGGTCTCAAAATATTCCGCTAAAAGAGACTTTAGATAGGCCGTATCACGATCACATTTAGCGGCTAATTCTTTAATACGGTCTTCAAGATCTGTGATCTGATCTTGTGCCAACGTGATCAAACGGTCACGTTCACTCTCTGCTTCCTGGATCTGAGTGATCGCCCAGTCGGCAGCTTTGTCATTTTCAATCTTGAAAGTTTCTTCCATATTTAATTACCTCCTTATGATAGCTATTATATAATACTCAATACCCTTTGTAAACGATTTTTTATAAAAAAATAAAAAATTTTTTAACCAAGGCTCAATTTTGTATACCAAAATTTTTGTTTTTCAATATTTGTTCTATACCATTCATAATTAGTTTTAGATAAAGGATCTTCGACAAAACTTTTGAAGTTTTTAAAATCATCAGGATAAAGTAAAAGTCCTATACCACCAGCATTTCTTATATCTTGTAAATTTACAAGTTGCAGCAATTTAGGTTTTCCATCATCTCCTTTTAATTCTAAGCCATAAAATCTTCCATAAATACATGCAAGAATATCAGGTATACCTTCTTTTGTATATTTAGCTCCCGCCCAATATTTAATATGCCAATGATGGTTTTGATCCAACCATTTTTTCATCATTTGTTTAAAAGGTGTTTCTTTCATAAGTCCTCCAAATTAACTTGCCTAATTGTCTTAGTGATCGTCATTTCTTTATTGCAGTTAATACATCTATATAAAATATCTATCTCTCCTCCACCATGACATTGTTTCTTATAAATAGTTTTCACTTTTTCCCACTTATGGCAACATAACAATTCCCGCTTTAATTGCAAATACTTATCTTTCCAGCGTTTCATTTCCTTGCGATATTTCTCTATCTGTTTATCTTTAGTCATTCTTTTTCACCCACTACATTCCCACCATTCCGCAAACTTCATTCCTACAAAAGTTATAAGAGCGGTTATAGCTGCGCATGATCCTATGAGTTTAAAAATGATTATCATTTTTCCCCACTCCTTATTTTTTGCCTTAAACATCTGCTCGTATCTGAATAACCTTTTTCCAGTAAGGCTCATACTTTGCTAATTCAGCTTTAACAATAGCATCAAACTCTTGATCTGTGGCTTCGTCATAATCACAGTTATCGGCTAATATGTTGGTTAAATCTTCTTCAAATTCATCCCTGTCCGTATATACTCTTTCGTCATTGATATCCTGCTCACAATCAAGGATTTCACCTATACTAAAATGCAAGTCTGGAGCATACCACCAGTTATATGAATCATCACAGCATACCTCATTGTTGCATAGCACAACAATAGGATAATCAGGATGCTCGGCTATTAACTTTTTAAGTTCGTCTGTTTGTTTGGTAAACATATTTAATGGTCTATAACTCATTTATTCCTCACTTTCCTGTGGCTCAATT